TTTCGAGGCGCGCAATCACCTGCTGCAAGGGCAGCGGATCGTCCGCCGGAGCGATTTCAAGCAAGGGAAAGCGCACCGGGATGCCGCCCTGGGTAACGATCATCTGCGCCAGTTTGCCGGCCTGGACGGCAGGTCGGGTCACCAGAATGCGTTTGCCGTGCAAGGGGTTGTTCATTGCCTCATTGTGTAGCGCGGCGAGATAAATAAAACGTTTTCGCGAGATAATTGAATTGATTTTATCTTGCGGCCACGGCAATTTAATTGCGTAGCAAGAAAGTGCCGAATGTCCAGTTGTGCAGTTTTACGTCTTCCGCAAACATCTTTATATTCCCCGGTACAACGCGCCAATGGCAACAAAAAGGCGAGAGATAAAAGCGGCTTCCTTGGAGGGTAGTGACGGAAGTTTGGTCTGTACCCAATCCCTGATTTCTTCAGGCGTGTGTGAAGCAATGTACTGAGTGACTTTATCTTGCTTTGCTTCGGCTTTTGCGTCTTCAGACGCTTGTATTTTTGCCTTGGTAGCGACGAACTCAAGAGGCTCGGGGTCTGCTCCCCCAGTAACCCCTCCATCCTCAACCCACTGCAAATAATCTTGGTACTCTTTTAAAGTGATGTTTAAAGGGACAGTCGTATTACCATCCTTGATGATGTTTCCAGCGCTGTCTTGCTTATAGGCAGTCATGTTTAGAGGTCCGCGTTAATAATCGTGTTGGTCGTCGAGTAGTAAATGGAATTTGCCGCAGCCGGGGCAGTGGAGTAATACGAAATGCTTCGCTCACTCTGAAACCACAGCGTAGGTGCAGCAGCATTTATCAGAGTCCAGGCTGGGGCGGTGACCGCGCCATTTGGAATCCGCATTGGCACAGGGAAATCATATTGGGCTTTGGGGATATACCCACCAATCTGAGCCGACCATGCGAGATTTCCCAGAGCTCCAGGCGGAATAACCAGGTAGTTTCTTTGGCAGGCCGCCCAGTCCACGCCGTAATCAACCAGCTCGAATGAAGTGGCAACGTCACCGATTTCAAACTGCACATCAGTAACCCAGAAGTCCTTACCGGTCACTGCTCCAATTGACCCGAATGCCGCGGATACAGCTAAACCAAGACTGGCTTCGGACGCCCCCATAGTGCGGGTGTAGGTCATCATTGTCGGCACGCCACTGGGAATTGAAACAGTCCCTGATGTTCCCAGCGTTGTCTGCGCCGAGAACACGTCCGCAGTTGTCGTCGGCTTCGACAGGTATAGGAAGCAGTCTTTTGAAACTCCGGTGTTCTGGAACACCAGCATGGACAGTGTTACGGTTTTACCATTCAACTTGATTGCGTTTTTCGCTTCAATGCGGCGCTGGGCATAAAAAACGCCTGCCCCAGTTGTTGTTACCACCGCACCTGTGGTGTACCCTGCCGACCCAAAACCAGAGTACCTCTGGATAGTTCCTGACGCCGTAGCACCAGCTACGTAAATGGAGAAGGCATCGGCACCACCGTAGGTGAACGCCCCATTAACGACCGCGGCATTTCCCCGTAAAACCTGACAGCTCCCATTGTGGATAAAGTTTCTTGCCCCACCAACCTGGCCGCCGTTCATGCTTTCCAGCGAGGCCATTGATGTGATGTCAGTGTTAGCGCCTGACGCGGCGGCCCCCAGTGCTGCGCGTGCGGCGGGCTTATCCCCTGAATCTGTGCCGAGCAAATCTGCGAGGTATGTTCGCAGCGTGGCCATGAAGGTTTTTGCACCGCCCTGTGTGACGCTGCTGCCGGTAAAATCGGTTGATGCGGGTAAGTTTGGCATATTTATTAGTATCCTTGGATGGTGGCGTCAATGAGGCCGGTGGTTCCTACACCGGAGGAATTAAGGCACTTGACTAACGGGCCAAGCGTGTGGGATTTGTCCATTGCAATGACGGTACGGGCAGCGCCGCCGTCATCCTGCAGGGTAAGCGCCACGTTGTTGATGGCGCGGTAGGTTTGGGTGAGTGTCAGGCGTGTGCCGCCGGATCCGGTTGCCACATTGTTGAAACGCTCGACGATGTCCGGTACATCGAGAACCGCTTTCAGTGCGCTAATTCGCGGCTGTATGGGCAATACGGCCGAACTGGCGGACACCAGAAATTCATAGTCGCCCAGTTCAGCCAATATTGATCCAGGCCATATCATCCAGTCACCATAGGTCCACATCAGGCTGGTGTCATGTGACCACATCAGGTCAGTGTCCGTCGTCCACATGTCCACCTCAATGGGCTTCCGATAATGGATCGAGAATATGCCAGCGGTGAATGTACAAGGGAGGGTTAAGTGCGCACCAACGTCAGGCGCCGTAACGGTAAAGTTGTCGGTGTAGCTGAGTGCCGAGTACGTGTAGTCCGCCCACATCAAGGTGTCCGGGTCAATGTTCCACATTGCTGTAGCAGCACCTGACCACATCAGTGGAACGGAATCGACGTTGGCGATCAAGTCCCCTGTGCCGCCTTCAACCGTCGAACCTGCTTTGGTTCCAGGAAATCCGAGAGCGTGATAGTCCTCTGTCACAATGACGTTGGCGACCAGCGGGTCACCCAGATCGGTCACCACCGTCGTCGGGGTCAGCGAATAGTTTCCGGAGGTGTCGAGACCCTTGACCATGATCGACACCGTGCCTGACGGGCGGACCACCATATCGTAGGTGTTACCAGTCAGAATGCCTGGGTGCAGCGGATGGCCATCATCCCATGAGCGGGAATTACCAACCTGCCAGCGCAGAACGTAACCCGCGAGATCGAGATCGGCAACCGCCCCCCAGGTTAGGACGTTCTCATTGATAGTCATAAAGGGCACATCGGACGGGGGTGCCGTCTTGCCAAGAAGATTCAGGCTGCCAACAGCCATTGCCCCCACGGATACACCCAAAGCGGGAGTCGCTTCGACCTCAAGCAATCCCGTTTCTTCAGTGTCGAAGCTCAGCGCCTCGGATTGAATGGTCAAGGGCGTCCACGGCCCGCCAGCGATCCTATAGCGGATGAATACCGACTCGAATGCACTGGCGATATCGAGAGATACCGTGACCCGGTTGCTCACCGATCTGGGGCCGGTCCGTGCCAAGGCCTCAGAAATGATCAGGCTGCTGATTTCCGGCACCTGATTTGTCAACAAGGTCTGATCAGGGGGGGGTGTGAACGTGCCCGACCAGGCCGCGTAAAACTCCGGATCTTCATCCGTGGCTACGATCTGCATGCGATATTGCGACAGGGGTTTAACCGAAACCAGCTTGACCTTTTTACCTGGCGTTGGTAACGGGGAGAAAAACCAGCGATGGTCAACGTTCAGCATGCCAGCCTGCAGTACCGGCGCCGACGCCAGCGACAGCGTGTCCGTGTCGCCCGACGCGGCGAGTACTTCAATTGTCTGCATGTCGCCGTCAGGCTGCACCAGCATCAGGTAATCGACCGCCCCCGAGCGCGGAACGGTGCGGTCGAGTGTGATCACGCTGCCGACCACGTCGACCAGTCGGCCGCTGTACCCCCACTGCGTCAAATCATGCTGAAGGATGACGACATCGCCGCGCTGGCAGACGAAGCCCTCCATGTCGGTATCCCAAGTGATCTGCCGGCGCCGGTAGATCTGCGCTGCGGCCTGGATATTGGCGTGCTTTCCGGCCAGCGCCGCGTTGGTGCAACCCTTGATCTCCAGCGTGCTGGCTCGTTGCGGATTAACCACACCGGGCACGGTGACGCGCACCTGCTGCTGTGTCCATTCGCGATCGGCATCGATATACGAGACGACAATCTCGTCGGCCAGGTTCTCGGTCAGGTAGCGGACGCTGAACGAGCCTTTGATGATGTTGCTCATGCCGAACGCCGCCACCGGGCTGGCGTTGCGCTTGTCCCATACCGCTCCCAGCTGGCCGGAGGCCCAAGACGGCGACGCGAGGCCGCAGCGGGCAATGTCGGCCAGCGTATCCGAGGCCGATTGCGGCTGGTCGAGCACCAGGTTGCAGCTCAGTGATTCGGCATCGCAGAAGGCCGCCCACGCGGTAATCCCGGCGATGTCGATTTGGCTGTCGGCGAGGTGGCAGCCGTACTTTTTCCGGGAATTGGCGTCGACGCGGCCGCGCGCGAAATCCAGATACCACCAGGCTGGATTGCTAGTCGGTTGCCAACGCCAGGCGCCGCCGACATAAACGTATGTGTAGGCTGATGCCAGTGCCGAGAAGCGCTGCACGACGCCGGAGAGCTGGCCGCTGGCCTTAATGACCATGCCAAGCCTTGTCTGACCTGAGTAAGCTGCGGGATCAGCCTGGTAACTACGCAATGTTGAAAAGCTGTAGTTGTAACCCCCATAGGTTAGACCTTCGGCGATTTCCCCGACGCTGGAGCGCGCGCTCGTCAAGCGTACCCGGACATCGTAGGAGCCCTGGGCCACAGCCAACGAAAATGTTGTGCGGACGGCCGCCTGGCTCGCTCCATGTGGAATATCCACATAATCGGTCGTCGTGTAGATGGGTTGCGGCCCATCGTTTGGCAGGCTCGTCGGAAATGTCACCCACACCCATGTGGCGTAGATTGGGCCATAAGGACTGTAGGGCAACTCAATTTTTTGCGTTTCGCCCGCATAGTGCCCGGTCTGAGCATACGCATGCTGAGTAATGCTCGGTTGCCAATCAGAGTAAATCTCACTGTAAACGTACTCTACTGTCTGCAGCGACCAATACCCGGCGGTGTACGAAACATCCGTGCCGTAGGTCATCGGTACCCACACCCCCATCCCAGCCGGCGAATACTGAACCTCGAGCCGAACGGTGCACGGGATCAAGCCCTCGTTACCGGAAAAGAAAATACTCCCCTCGATATCTACTGCCAGCTTGACGGTGTCGATGGCGCTGGTGCGAGTCAGCCACCCGGCGCCGCGCTCAAGTTTGCCGCCGGTATCCGAATCGACGTTACCTGGGTATCCGGGCAGCGCGCCGGTTGCGTCCGACCAATGCAGCGCCACATCACTGTAGTTGGTAATGGGCGAGTCGCCTATGCGCAGATCGGTGATTGCGCACTGCGACAATCCAAAGTTGAAAATCTGGTACAGATACTGGTCGGCGCCCTGGAATTCGGTGTAGGGTTTTGCGCCGTAGTCGGGGAATATCCGGTGCGTGCCCATCACCACCTGCATCGGCCCGTAAGGGCGCAGGCTGTTGCTGCCACCGGAGAGCGAATAGGTCGGCGACGCCACCAGGCCTGCGCCGTTAGCCTGCGTCAGTGCGCCGACCGAGGGCTTGAAGATGGCGCCAACGATCAGGTTGCCGGCCAGCGTGATCAATCCGGAGCCGATTGCTCCCCAGGTGGCGCCGGCCAGGCCAAAGGCCCCGGTAGCACCGGGCAGAGCCAGGGCGGCGGCCGACTCAAAGCCGCCCAGGAAAGCGCCGAGCGCTGGGCCCGCGAAGAAGGCCGCGGCCATCACGGCAATGCTCAGGATGATCTTCAGCGGGTTGCTGCCACCGCCGCCGCCGGAGAGCGCAGCCACCGCGTGCACCATATCGCCAGGCAGCGGGCAGACGCTGTCCCATTCGACGACTTTCAGCATACGGTCATTGACCAGGATGACGATCTCGGTATGCGGGTCGAGTCCGCCACGCAGCAGCGCCTCGCGCGCCGTTTCGCCCGAGCGCCAGTCCTGCGCGGAGAACTCGCGGCCGGCGCTAGCGATCAGCGGGTGCGGCTGGTTGATCAGGGTGACGGCGTTCACTTCCACCGGTAATAGCCCTCGACCCGCAACCCATAGCGCGGCAAGTCGCGCAGCGCATGGCGCACTGTCATGCCGGCGTTTTCCATTGCGTGCACTACGCCTGGCTCGCCGTCGACCCAGCAATAGGCGCCGATGTGTGAGGGGCGGCCGGCGCAGATCATCAGCACCGCGTCACCCTCGGCCGGGGTCTCTACTGGCTCACCAAAGGACAAAACAGCATCATCCATTTGACCGGCGCGGCCAGTCCTGGATGCAGCCCTGCTGACTTCGGCCTCGTCGGGGATCTCGACGCCGAAAACTTCGCGGCTGACGCGGCAGAACAAGCGGGCACAATCGGCCGTGCCGGGGATGTACGGGTCGCCGATGTATGCGTCGGACCAATGCGCCATCAGAACACCCCCGGCGCCAGTTCGGGCCTGAAACTCATCTGCACCGCCGGCCGCCCGAAGAAATTCGCAAACCCCAGCTCGGCAGAAACACGCTGCACGTCGGCCGAGACGTTGTACAGATACATTGTGATTTCCCACTCGATCACGTCCGGACGCGAGCGCATCACCTGGCGAAAGGTCGCGGTGCTGCCCTCTCCGCCGGCGGAGGTCTCGATCCAGTACATCAGCTCGCGGCCGACGTTATCGACCGAAAGCGACGCGCGCGGCAACTGGCCTTCGAAATCGTCGGGCAGTTCGCAGTTGAACGGTATGGCGACATAGAGATCGCCGTTGCTGGTCAGATTGTCGGAATCGTTGATCACGCGCACCGGCGAGGCGAGCGCCGGGTGGTTGATTACGAGCAGGATGCATGGCGCCTCTTCGGCGCTGGTTTTAGCCAGAGTGCTCTTGTACGCGGCGGAATAGGCCCGCGCCATCTCAGCCCCAGGTCTCGATCGAGGTATGCAGCAGCCAGTAACCGAGCGTGCCGGCCACCGGCGAGGCCTTCAAGCCGCCCTCGGCGAATCGCGCATCCTTGCTCGTTCCGCTTACCGGGTCGGTCCATGTAAACCAGTCGGCGCCCTCGTTGATGTTGGTCTTATACCAGGCGGTGAACGACTGGTAATCAGCCAGCGTGACGAACAGCAGACTGACCGGCCGTGTGACCAGCACGCGCGACTTGATCTTCGCCTGTTTCGGCGGACCGGACTCCATGTCCGAGCGCAGCAGCGCCGACTCGCGGTTCTCGGCGAAACCTTCGAGGCGGATCCGGGCGTAAGCGGGGAAGGTTTCCATCAGCCCACCGCCCGCGAGACGCCGAACATCGCGCCGAAGCCCTGCGTGATCGGCCCATTACGGCGCATGTCCGACTGAACCGCCCTGGACACCAGCAGCTCGATGTCGATGCCGCTTTCGTTTTTCCGCGTGCGCGTCGTCGCCTGGTAACCGTCTGCCGCGCCCTGGTTGATCACCGTTACATTGACATTCGAGCCGCCACCGGCCACACCCAGGCGCCCACTGGCGTCGCGCTGGAGCGGCATGATCGCCTCCGGACCGGCTTCGCCCATCAGACCGACACCACGGGCAAAGGGGAACAGCGTCGGGCGGTTGACCACCTGGCTTGAATAGGCGGACAAGCCCGGTGCAGCGTAAACGCCACCCAGCGCATTGGCCTCAGAGCTGAACAAGCCCTTGGCCCAACCGCCGAACGCTGTGGCCAGCGGGCCAGTGATGTTCTGCTGCGCGACCATTGTCATCATGTCGGCAATGATCGACTGGGCCATGTCACTGAACGATGTTTTTCCGGTCATTGCAAAGTCGACGATGGCCTTGGCGGCATCCTTGCCCCAGCCTTCGATCGACTGCTGGAGGCTCTTGAAGGTGTCCTCGCCTTTATCCTTGACCTTGTCGAGGTTGGCGATTATTTCGTCAAAGGGCTGCTGGTCGAGTTTGCCGGACCACAACATCGACTCGGCAAAGGCCCGGGTGTCCTCGTTTTTGAGTTGCTTGCCGTAATCGGTACCGCCTACGAGCGATTGGAGGCGCGCCTCGTCGGCCAGCGCGGCTTTCAGTTCCTCCTTGCGTGACGCCTCGAAGCCCTTCATCTCCGCATCGAGCTCCTTGCGGATCCGCGTCATGGTGTCGCTGTAGGCGATCAAGGCGGCCAGCTCGGGATCCTCGATCTTGCCTCCGCCCCGCGTTTTCTTGCCGCTCGCCTCATATTTTTCCCGGACCGCCGCGATGCCCTCTTTGGTGATCTCGTTTTCTGTTTTCTTAGCGTCATTCAGGCGTAGCTGCGCCTCCACCGCAGCGACCAGGACGGCCTGCCGGTTGCGCGCCTCGGCCTCGCCACCGAAAAAGGTGCCGCCGTTTTTAACGTCTTCGTTGGCCTTGTTGAGCTGCTCCAGCAGCGTATCCTCGCGCCCGATGCCGAGCATCGCATCCCAGGTGCCCTTGGCCACCTTCTTCAGGTTGAGCCACACGGTCTCAAGCGTCCCCAGTTGGCTCTTCAGGCTTTCCATGCGGTCGTCCATCGCCTTGGCGTAGCTGATCTGGGCCAACTCGGCGGCTTCATCGGCTTTGCCCTCGGCCACAAGCGCGCGGATCTGCTCATAGACCGACACGGTAAGAAAGTGATACTTCTCGTCCAGGGCGTCGATCGCCTTGACCGGGTCGCCGCCGATCTTGGCGAAAACCTTGACCGTCTCCTCAATCGACTGGACGGACATTTCCTCCATGTGGATCGCCGCCTGGGCCACCGTGTTGAACGCCCCGGCGCCTACCTGGCCAGAGTCGAGCAACGCGTTCATCGTTTTGGCCGCTTTGCCTTGCGTTGTGCCGCTGGCCTCGGCCAGCAGGCGAGACGAATCCATCAGATCGTTACTGGTCTTGGCCGCAGCGTTACCGGTCAGAATCAGCGTGCGCTGAAACTGCTCGACCTCCTGGCTGCCCTGAGCATAGGCCACAGCCAGCACACCGACGGCGCCGGCGGCCAGGGTGTACGGAGTGACCAGGCCGAGAACATAACTGCCCAGCGCCTTGGCGGCATTTCCGGCGCCGCCGAACATGTCTTTGAGTTGCCCGCCCTGCTGCATGAACACCTGCAGGGGATTCTGCCCGGCGGCCAGCGAGGTAGCGATGTCGGTAAACTGAGCCGGCACGCCGCGTAATGCGGCCGACGTGGCCTTGGCCGACATGCCGTATTGATCCATCGCTGCGGTGCCTTTGCCCAAGGCTTCGCTGGCGTTTTTGCCGCTGGATGCAGTGTTGTTGACGGACCCGTTCAGCGCATCGATTTCGGTTTTCGCCGCGCCGGCACCTTCGAGTTTTACACTGACCGTGAGTTCGCTCATTACACTCCCCCGCCCAACATAAGCAGCAGCTCCGATTCGGCGATGCGCACCTGGGCAAATACCTCGGTTACGCGCTCATCAGGCACGCCGACTTGCGACATCACCCACGGCAGCACGCTGTAATCCAGCCCGTATACCTTGCCGCTCATCCCTGAACGGCGCAGTTGCGTCTGCATCGCCGAGAGGACCGACATCGCGTGCTCATTAACTGCCCACAAAGCAAAAAGCGCCGGCTGAGTTTCCCGACCGGCCATCGCGGCTTTAACTTCGGCCGGGTCGGCGCCGAAGGCGAGTAGCGCATCGAGCAACTCAGCGTCGGGATCCGGGCTGCCGCCACACCAGTGGCGGACAGCCTCCCTCAGTTTTTTTCTGCGACGCCTGGCTTGTCGGCGGTACCGGTAATCTCGGCGAGATACGCCTTGTAGAAACCTGGGGCGGCCGTCGAGTAGTTATCGAGCAGCTTGAGCAGGTTGTCTTTACTGAACGGCGCATTGATGCCGCGCCAGTCGAGCAGGATCTCGTCCAGCGCCTCGATATTGGTCTTGTTATTCAGCGACTCAAAATAGACCTGGCTTTCTGCCCGATCGAGAAACCGGTACTCGGCCTCGAACTTGGCTGGGCCTTCGCCCGGCACGTGGATCTCGACAGTCGCCCAGAACGATGGATTCGGCTCGATTTTAAACATCAGTGCACCACGATCTTGAGTTCGTCGTTACCGGCGGAAGGAACAATTCGCAGGTCGTAGCCGATCAGCAGTTTGCCGTTTACATCGACCTTCTGCGGGTTGATCAACTGCACGGCCGGCATGAAGACCATGACCTTGTTACCGGCCACGGTGCCGTGCATCAGACCGGCGGCTTGCGTCGTGTTAGCTTTGACGCTGGTCATGAAGGTCACCTCGTTTGCGGCCAGCAAGTCGAGCTGCACTTTGCCGGATACATCGCGCTGGGTGATGTCCACCGTCTCGCCACCGAGCAGCGGCGTGTAATTCACCGAGTTGCCGAGGTCGATTTCCAGGCCCTGGCTGGGGTAGCCGGTGCCGCCGGTCAGCGTCGGCGTACCGGCGGTATAGGTGCAGCCGAGCGTAAAGTCGCCGGTATTGGCATCGGAGATTACCAGAGGCTTCTGGAAGCCAGTCAGCGTCAGCGCCGACGGGGTGGCCGCCGAGATACCGCCATCGAGACCGACAAATTTAAAGCTCAGCACCGGCCGACCCTTGCTGCCCATTTTCAACATCACATTGCCGCGGCAACCGCGCGCCACGTGCTTGACGCCGTCCGAGAAGTAATAGATCGACAGCGAGTCGGCTACCGGCGTGACCAGCGTGTATTCGGCACGGATGCCGCCGGTCAGCGTTTCGACGAAGCCGCAGGCGCGCAGCAGCGGGCCATAGGGCGCAGCGGTACCGGCGGCACCGGCGCCGGCCAGCTCGACATCGAAGCTCATATCGATACTGGCAACGCCGATCAGCTCCTCGGACCCGCCCAGGAAGGGGCGGATCAGATCGCGCGAGACATTCTGCGCGGCGAGCGGGTTGATCGAGACATTGGAGACCAGGAGCGCGTTGGTCGCTTCAACCGGCACCGAGTCGGTACCATACGTGCCCTCGATCTTGGCCAGAATGGCCGTGTTGCGCATGTAACGAGCAGCCATGAATTACTCCTTGACGGGTTTAGCGGGGGAGACCGGAACGGGAGCCGGCTTGTTGGTCGACGGCTCGCCAGGCTGGCGCGGCGCCTCTGTCTTCTGTCCTCTGTCTTCTGTCTTCTGACTCATCATCAGGTCCTCAAATAGGTGATCACACGGAACTCGTCGGCCCACCAGAGCATGCCACCGACAAAATTCAACAGCTTGCCACCGGTAAAATTAACCGGCTCGCCTACGTCCGGCTCGGGCGCCCAGTTGAGCAGCGCCGCCTTCAGTTGCGCGCGCAGCGCTTCGAGGCTGGCTAACGACTCCGCTGCGCCGCGCTGGGCTCTCATCGTCAGCAACACCGAGAAGCCGACCGACAAGCGCTGCTCGAAACCGCCGATCAGCCCGTTGTCTTCGGCCGTTTCGGACATCGGCAGCAGATAACAGGATGGCGGTACCGGTTGCAGGCTGTCGATGTCAGCAAGTTCGGCCAACGCGCCGATGTGACGGAACCCCGTAGTCTCGGCCTGCAGGCGTGCCAATATGGGCGTCAGTTCCATCAGCGGGAATTCCGGTCGGCGATCATTCGTCGCTCGCGATCGTTTCGCGCGCAAACACGCGCTGCCCGCCGGAAAAGTCCGCCAGCGTCTCGGTACGCTCCGACTCGTCGCCGGAAGGCAACGGCAAGCGCACGGTACCGGTCGAGATGTCGCGGCACAGGCGGATGGCGGACTTGTAGTTTTCGATCACCAGATCGGGGGCGTTGTCGCGGTAGAGACGGTAGCGGGCGATGTCGCAGACGGCCTGTTTGACGTTGGCCGGGACGGTGGCCAGCGGTACCTGGTAGCGTGCGGCCAGGTAGCCGTCGACCTCGCCCTCGGCGGCCGCAATGGCGCGATCGAGCCGCGCCGTGACGATGGCGCCGGTGGCCAGCTCATCGATATCGGTCAGCGCCAGCAGCTCGGGCGCGCCGTAGGCGTCAATCAGGTCTTGTTGGATGGCGTATGGCATGGCGCGATGATCGCTGATGTCAGCTAGTCGGTTAAGGCGGAAGGCTTTCCGCGGCGATTCATATGGACAAAACCTTCCATACACCACGTGTCAATCCACGGTCGTCGTTGTAGATATCTGTCATCGCCTGGTGCTTATGTCCAAGCAGTGTCATCGTGCAGAGGGGATTAGAAATTACGGAACACGCTCAAGCGAAATCTCACCCGGCATCAGGTATATGCTTCCTGTCCCAGTTGAGGAGGCTATAAATCTCAGATACAAGCGGATACCCGTAATGCCAGATGCCGGAATTACAAGGGGCGGTGTGTCCAAGTACAGGTATTCGTCGTTGCTTGACATGTTTGCGACGGCGCTTGTAGTACCCCATCCGCACACTTTTTCCCCTCCGCCTAGACCTGGATCGACGAGCAGTTGAACTTGCTCAATACCTACAAAGTCCTCTTTGTATATCCGGCATTTACCTACCCACTTTTCCCCCGGCAGGACACTGATAGCAGAAATAATGCGAAGCTGTGCAATTTGCCTACTGGTGCTGCCTGTTATTGCAATCTTTGGGCAGCTCCCATTCTTGCCGTCTGGTCTTGCCACCATTGTCAGCACTGCGGTTATATTCGCACCAGAGTTACGCTCAAGATAATAGCCGTCAGGCACAGGCCCGGTCATTCCCGCTCCTACGGTTCCACCCGTACCAGTAAATCCGCTTAAGCTGGCTATGGCATTGCCGTAGGGGTTATTTGTTGCGTGATAGGTGTCAGCAATACCAGAGGCCACCATAACCACGTCACCAAACTGTTTTAGTAACTGGACAGCATCAGTTTTGCCAAGTATCTCAGCGCCAAGCTGTTGAGGGTGCACGCCGTCTTCCAAGGCGCCACTTATAGGATCACTATTCGCACTGGTTACATCCACCAAAGGAGTAAATACGTCAACTGGGCGTACTCCGTCGAGTTGTAAGGACATTAGCCAGCGATTTGTCCCGAAAAGTGTCTGCCTTCGCGCCGTAGACATTGACGCAGAACGCGGAATAATCAAATTTACAAACCGTAGCGGAGCATATGCCTTGAGTCCAGCAATCAGAGCGGTGAAATCCGTCTGCATTTGCGCTAGTGTGAAATCAGACGCTATATTGTTCGTGCCAATTTGCAACACGACAGCATCAAAATCTACGCCAAAATCATCAAGCTGCCACAGTGAGTCAGTCAGATCGGCAATCTGTGATCCACCTGATGCGTAGACATAGATATTATATCCGGTGAAGGCTTTCAGGTAAGAGGCGGGAGATTTTGCTCCGTACCGTGCAAGCTCTGTGTACTGCGTAACAGTGACCGTAAAATCTCCGTCCGTGGACGCCGCATATAGCCGTGGCCTACAAATCACTTTAATCCACTGATTGGCGCTCGGGCCGGGTATTTTATAAATCCCGGCCACAGATACATCAACGTTAGAGCCAAAACTACCTGTTGCTAAATTAGGCGACCATTTTAGAGTCTGGGCGGCCTTGTTGAAATTTAATGTCCCGCTCCCGTATCCACACGCCCAGGATACGCCGTCAATCGAAAATGCCCCGGCTCCATATGGGCTACCTGACGTACTCATGATGGAGAAAATGCCATCCTCCGCGTAGCCATATCCTGGTATAGAGTCACCAATAAACAGGATGTTTGGGCGCCCGTTTTTACGCTGGAAAACCTCACCATCTTGGCCTAAAAATCTACTCCCCCCGGTGACTTCGTTGCGTTTAGACGTCACTGGAGCCCCTAGCTCATCCCCCTCATGATCCAGGATCGCCGCCAGCTCGCCGTCACGCACGACACCGCGCAACGGGACGATTCCGTCAGTTATGAATTCACCTTTTGACATGTGCGACTCCGGCAGTGGT